TAACTCTTAGATTCTCTATAATGAAACTTAGCATCTAACTCTTGTATGGTAGCACCAATATACTGTGTATGAGTGGCAACAATAATGTCATCAATTACATTATCAAATTTGTATGTAATAGTATTGGGCGTGTGAGTATCTGAACCACCATAACCAATAAAGTCGCCTTGATATATGCCATCATTCTGTGGTAGTCTGTCTAGACATATATGTAGAATCGAAGCAACTCTAGGTATATGTCCATGATTAGTTTCAATATCTGTGTGAGTATAGTTTATCTTGATTCTTCTCTTATTGAATACTGATTTAGTTCCTACAAAAAATCTACCATTCTCAGGGTTAGTTCCATATACTATAGCAGGGGCACCATCATATTTTACTGATACCTGACTCTGTTTGGTATCTAAGAAGTTGATAGCATTGATCGCACCTTGCTTACCCTCAAGTATATGATCTTCAATATGTTCTAAGTGTTTGTTCTTCATACTATTATTATACCACATGGCACTAGGTTTTCAACCATCTATGTGCCAGTTTATAGATTGTCAGGGAACGGGGCGAACTGATCTGAGTTTCACTCATGGCGCCCAAATTTACCTACTAGGAATCGCTTACACCTGTACCCCTACTAACTACTGATCTAGCAATGCTGACGCTCGACTTTCGGGTAGTAGAACCGTATATCCCTGACATTCATATAATAATCTATTGACATATAATTGCAACCACCTGTGTGCCAGTTTATTAAATGTCACACTCTGGGTTGACAAACTTTCTATTTCGCTTTACTTTCTTTGTATTAAGATCAATTAAATCTTCTAGTTCTTCTATATCTTTGGTTACATTATCTTTTTCCTCAGAATAGTAGAATAATGCTTCACTTAACAAATTAAATTGTTTATCAGTTAGTGTTACTTTAATGTCGTACATTTATCTTAAAGGTATATTGAATGACATGATAGTTCTCTGCTTATCTGATACTGAAGCAGGCGACTCATGTAGTAATATAGAGGGGAATGTTAGTATCTCTCCCTCACTTACTGGAGGCGCAATCTTATTAATTGTACCATAGTAAGGGTCAGGAAATGGACTATAAAACGTAGTCGGAAAGTGCTCTTTATCATCAAATTCAACATATAATACACATGATATATTCATTAAACCATGATTATGAGCACCATGATATTGTCCTCTAGTATATCTCTGTGACCATAGTTGCCATTTATCTACAGTATCGCAGGGGCAATCTCCTCTATATCTATCACTTAATAACTGTGTATAATATTCTACTATACCGTCTAAGTCTGATGTAAGTATGTTTACAAAATCATTTAAGTAAGGCGATACAGTATTATATTTGTAGTAATCTGTTTGGCACTCTACTATGTCGCAACCCTCAAAACTGATAAGTTCTAACAACTTATCTTTTTTGCTCTCCCACTTGTCCACAGCAAACTTTGCTATGGGCATTGAGAATAGATTTAAAGATTGAACACTCATTTGTGTCTATAGTTGTAGCGTGCTTTTCTTCTTGGTTTGATGCCCTTATCTCTTTTCAATTCTGATTTAAGTTTCTTCAGAAATTTTAAGTGATTAGGATAAACTATCTTCATTAAATCTTTTTTAGTTTGTCGCTCTTCTTTATCCATTGTCTATGTCAATGTCATTTAGGTCTGTAAAATAGATGCCTCTCAATTCTGATTCTGTCCACTCGGTTAGATCATCTAAGAATAGATCATCTTGTAAGAAATCTTCTGCTGTTACTGACATTTCATGGCATAATGATTCTGCTTCCTCTAGTAATTGTTCATCAATTAACTGTTCAATTCTAGTAGCATAGTGATCTTCCATAGTAGTAAGACACTTAAGTCTAATTTTGTCAATTTGGTGCATTTTAGTGACCTTTAGATGGTTTAATTATACTATAAATTGGTATCGTTGTCTATTTTCTGTTAGATAACGATACCTGTGCCTCTCCTTTGTTGAAAATAGTATCAACAACATTATTGAGGCGACGCTCTGTACCAATACCAACATTGTTGTAAACTGGTACAAACATCTTGCCAAATGGTTTAACGTATCCAGTACCCTTAATACAAGGTTTCAAAGCACCTGTGCTAATTCTATGTGCATCTTCTTTATGTAGTCTGATAACTCTACCAATAGTTTGTGCCATAGTGATTAGATCAAGATTTCTCAATAGAATACAGGCGTTTAGACCTGATACATTCATACCCTCTGATAGGATAGAATGATGGAACAATAGAAACTTTTTGTCTGGGTCATTGCCCCACTTGTTCATCAAATTGAAAAATGTTTTGCGTGTAATCTTTTTACCATTGATGATAGCACCATACTTTGATGTAATCCACATCACATTGTACTTACGAGCATGGCACTCACTCTGAAAGTCTGTTCTAGTAATCAATTTGTGAATATTGGTAGTAGATTTAGCAGTGACCAATACTTTGTCCATGCTCTCCTCATTGTCAAGAGCATCAAGTATCATTTCTTTGTCTATCTCCTCTACACTCTCATAGAAACCAACATTAAAGTTTCTAGTCTTAATCTGTGGAGGTACGATATAACCCTTCTCAATCAACTCTGGGGCAGGGATTTGTGCAATCACTTGACCGTACACTTTTGTATTGTTCATACCACGCTCCTGTGATGTATGATGTTTAGGTGTAGCAGTGAAGTAAAACTTTCTTCTAGTGATATTAGACCTATCCTTGACACTCTCAAAGAAATTCTTTTGAACTGAATTGTGTGCCTCGTCATAATATACTGTATCCGCTTCAACATCTTGTCTGACTCTGTGAAGTGAATGATATGTTGTAAAGATCAACTGATTCTTTGTACTGTTATGATGCCACTCTTGTATTTTCTTTGGATTGGTGGTAGTAATATAGTTTGTCTCTCCACTATGAACATGAAGCACCTCGACATTATCAATATGCTCAAGAAACTCCTCGCATAACTGTTGAGCGAGTAGGATTCTAGGAGCAACAACAATTATAGTCTGTGGTATGGGCATACTGAACCGCCATTTAGCGTCCATAATCATACACATTGTTTTACCACCACCTGTGGGCACAAGAATCTGACCACATTTGCGTTGCATAGTCTGGATTATCTCTGTCTGATGATCTCTAAGTTTCATAGTGTAGTTGTTTCAATAAACATAGTATAGGGAATAAAAAAACCCCTCGCAAGGGGTTGTGTGTCAGTTATCCAACTGGTGGCGCTCCTGTCGGGTCGGCGGGTTTAGCGTCCATGTCAAATTTACTTGATGCCTTTTCATAGTCTGCCTTACCTTTAAGGGTATTAATCTCAGTAATAAGTGCCTTAATATCATCTTGCTGTTTGAGTAGGGCAGCATGAACCATAGACTCTAGTGTTGCCAATCTCTCGTCAAGATTGCCTATAGTTCTCATTGCACCATTTAGTTGTTTCTTTAGTCTATCAACTTGTTGCAACTTAACTTTAGTTAGTGTCTCTGTATCTGAAGTAAGTGAATCGTAACCCATAATTTATTCTTTTTAGTTATTTAGAAGTGTAAGGATTATCTGATGTAGAGATAACCGCCTGCCCAATCGCAATGAGCATACATATACTCACGTTGGTTTTGATCTCTCATATCAAATCTAACGTGTTTAGCAGGAGCACGCCATGAAGCAGGTTTGTAAACTTCTCCTGTTGTTTTGTCAACAAAAGCGTGTACGCCTGCACTCTCATACTTACCATTTCTGAAATCGTTTTGTATGATTTTGTGATACTTCTTACCTGATGTGATAGTGAATTTGATACACTCCTCATCATTCTCAATTTTTCTTGCCCTCTCCTGTAGATACTTGTCACTGCCATTCTGACTATCCATAACATATCTCAACGAATAGTTCCTGTACTGTGCTTCTAGGCATCTACATAGTTCCTGTGTCCACTTAAGAACTTCTGTCTTTTGAATTGCGTTTGTCAATTTAGGCATGATAATTAATGTTTGTTGTAAAAAAAGGAAAGGGAAGGTAACAAACACAAAACCTTCCCTCTCATATTCTTATAATACTGTATGGTCAGTATCAACGCAATCGGTTGTGTGCCACTTCTTCAACTGTCCACTACTGAATCTATAAAAAAGCATACCCAAAGCGAAACCAATACCGAACTTTGATGCCGTGCTCACACTTCTACCCATTTGATTTAGGGCAGGCCTCATACCTTGATTGTGCATTGAGTACGGTTTTGAACCTAGTCTATCCATAGTATTATAATAGGGTGCGAGAAACAAAAATGATAACTAAGATCATTTTGTTTCCCATATCCTATTATGGCATTATATTATTCCTTTGTCAAGTCTAAATTTTCTTTTGTATCAAATGCCTTTTCTCTCTCTGCCTTGTTCAGATTGACACACCGCCAACCATAGTCGCCATTTGTCACTATTGTAGGCATCATATTCATTGATAATGTAACTCTATCTTGGAATTGGTTATCATCATATCCATGTATGATCTGTGCAGGGAATATTATCAACTCGCCTTCATTCACGATAAGTTCATTATCTTGATTATGAGGCGTGTATTTTTTTCTCATTAATTGTAGAGCAGGCATTGAGGGAAAATATAGACTCTCCTCTCTAGTAAAGTTTGTACTGATATGTTTTTCATTATCATAGTTCACATAATATACAGCAGATAGATATGAATTACTGTGGTAATGTGGGTGCTGATAACCACCTTTGTCTGCTACATTTATCCAACTATCGGTTACTTGTACTGTCTCCTGTATGTAATCGCCTTTAATTTCTTTTGCATAATATTCTGCCTGTTGTTCACACCAATTTCTAAATCTACCAAACTTAACATCATTCTGTAAAACAGAATAGTGTCCTATATGTGACAATGCTCTTGAGTTTGTATTATATGATAACTGATTTAACTTTTGTTCTTCTATCTCTGTCAATATGTTGTCCTTTACCTTGTCGTGGAATGGGCAAGGTATGATAGCAACAGGTGTTGGCAGTATGTTTACGACTTCCATATTATAATAGAGGATAATCCCATAGTTTACCAGACCTAAACGTAGTCATGGCAGTGTGTCTTTCTTCTTTTGTTAGAGGTTCAATTCTAACGTCATTAATATATCTAGGCATCAAATTACTGGATACTGTTATACGATTATTGCCATAGTTGGTTGTATATCCATGACAGGCATTAGCAGGCCACAGTAACAACGAACCCTCAACTCCAACCACTTCATTGATATAATTATACTTTGTTTCTTTTTGGTTTGTCAACGTATATGCAAAGTAATCAGGAAAACTCATACTACCGTTAGGGCGATAAAAATATGTTGGCGAGTGAACTTCATCATCAAAGTTAATATAATACAGGGCACACACAGCGGCATTTATATGGAAATGTGGTAGTTGTTTACCACCTGAGTCACACACATTTATCCAACTGTCTGTCAGTAGAAAATCAGATGTATCGTAATTAAGTATATCTTTTGCATATATTTCTGCCTGTATTTCTATCCACTCTCTAAACTCTCTATACTTGTCCTGTGATAGAGGCGAGTAGTAATCTAGATGTTCTAATCCTTTAGCGTATGCGTCAACCTTTTTGTACTCATAATCACTACCATGACTATTAATCTCATCAACCAGTAATGACTTTACTTTCTCATGTTCTGGGTACATCACTGCTCCCAACTTCAACGGTAGTACATCAACTGTCCTCATTATTTCCATAATAAAATTTCTTAAAGTCAGAGGGTAAAGCGTCTTTTGGTACAGGCGTTGTATTGAAACTTACAGTAATCCTTTCGCCATCTGTATTGTTGACTCTACTACCATGTTCTAACCACGAAGGAAATAGGTATAGATGATCTTGTTTAATTGGTATGTCCATTTCATACACACCATAACGAGTAGGTTGTACATTATGAATACACATCATGTATGGTTTGAGTGGCGACACCACGAAAAATTGTCCGAAATCTCCCTCTGGTAGTTGGCAATAAAAAGCACCACTTATCACGCTCGACTCATGGCGATGCTTTTCTGTGTACCCACCTTTGGGTAGTATATTAAACCATGCACCACTAATCATTGAAGGATAGTTGCCTATCTTAAAATTATAATCATCAATACACTGATGAAAAACATTCATAATATCAATGCAACTCTTATCCTCTAAGGGGTCCCAACCACCATGACTACTGACACCATTCACTGCCAAAGAATGTCCTGATGTTTTTCCTTGTTCTTTGATATGTTTCTTAAAATTGTCTAATCCAGGCGCTTTCCTGAGATCATATTCTTCTAATAATGTAGGAAATAAATCCATCTAATTCCACTTACAATAGTCTATGTTGAGAACAACTCTTAAATCTGTATCAGTGCATGATGTGCCTGCATGAAGCAAATCTCCTGAGAATATCACTGCTCTATTCTCTTTTGATTCTATCTTTTGCCCGTCCTCAAAATATGTATATCCGTTGTTGTCATTGAAATATAAGACACATATATGATAGTTTGGTATGTCAGTAAAATTACCTTTATCATCTTGAGGACCCGAAATGTCAATGTGTAATGGTTTTTCTTTTATATCTTTTGATCTTGGCGTAGCATTAAACTTAATCCTATGCAAGGCAAATGGATTAAGTGCAGAGAATACTGGTTTAATTATACCATAAACATCTGATATTGGTTCAGCGTCTATGTAACACGCATGAGAAAATTGTGGGCAACCATCGCCTTCCATCACAGAGGTAGGCGAATAGTACCAAGGCATACGCCCACCAAAGACATAATCCTTGATGGGCGTAAAGACCTCTGTAGGTAAGAAGTTATCGTAAACTTCTATCACTACTCCTCTTCTTTTTTGTAGTTTGGATTTAACTTATGGGAAGTGAGAGGCCTGAATATGACTTGTCTCTTCTTCTCTATGCCATCTATCGTTACAGGTTGAATAACCTTATCACACATATCATTCCAATACTGTGTCAACTTTGCTTTTCCGTCCTTGTTGGTAGGGTCATCAAACTTAGTTTCCAATTCATCACTTGTACAGTAGTAACAGACTACAACTTTTTGTTTTGTTGTATTCTTTAACTTATTTAAGATACCAACATGAATTGAATCAGGTCGGCCTGTCGCAACCATGAATGAAGTTGTGTCTCTATCAACATAGTTTTCTGCCTCTTGTTGACCATTTTCCTTCTCTTCTTTGGCAGCATATTCAATACGAACTGTCTTAGAGTTTCTTTTTCTATACTTCTCCCAGTTTTTCTCTGCAAGGTCAACAATTTCCTTCTTATCTTTCTTTAAGAAGATATGATGTTCTTCCATGATCTTGAGGGCTTCTGAACCTTTGAAATCAAATCTAACATCAGCAATCTTTTCCTCATGTAATATGTCTGCTATCTCAGCATTTTCACTAGGAGAAGAAATTGTTTTATCTCTCCTGTTTAATAAGTTTGCAAGACTTTTGATGTCAATATTTCTTACAGTTAAATCCTCAAATTCTGCGTAAGGAGCATCATGTGCATTTTTTGCTCTGATACACGCCCTCATAGTGTGGTTTCCACCTATAATCATTCCTTCTGGAGCGTCTTTCCACTTAAATATGAAAACTGGTTCGCACTCATCTGTATTACCACCCGCTATGTTTATCATTTCAGTGATACCACTTACTTTTGTGTTATCAAATTGCTTTTTTCTGCACTGAAACTTCTCATATTTGTTCAACTTGTTCTTGTCCATTTTTCCTTTGTTGAACTCGCCTGCTTTAAATCTCTCTAAAAGTTCAAGCATATATGGTCTGTTAGCACCCTTCTTCTTTCTGTAAGTAGGATTACTATTACTGAGATTGTAATAGTTTGGATTGTTTTTTGCGTCCACTTCTGAGAGTAGACGATGCTCTTCGTTGTGCATATCGGTGTATTTTCCGTATTGTAGTATTTTTAGTGTAAAAATTGGTTCAGAGCCTGAAGTAAGTTTGTTGAATACTTTATTGGTTGAACTATGATAGTAAACTTCTCCCCATTCAATTTTATGAACACCAAGATAAATCATTCCATTAAGAATGTTTCTGTACTCATAAAGGTACGCTTCACTACTATCCCAGCCTGGAATAGGTATGAACTGCTTAATTGATTTGGCTGAAAATGTACTCATATACATAATCTAACAGAATCTTCACTATCTGTCAACCCTAATCCACAAATAAATGTCCACATTGGGGGCAGCAGTGTACAGTTTTTGTACTGTACATCTGTTTGTATAGTCTTGGGTTTGCTTTTTTGATAATTAAATCGTCAAGTTTCTTTACTTGCTTTCTCATTTTCTAAGATTTGAAGCATTTCTAAAGCGCCTTGTACCTTTAAAAACTCCTCTTTCTTGAGTTCAAAGGTTTTACTCAACTCTTGTATCTCTACCTGTAGATCATTCGCTCTCTTAGTCAGATCTTCTTTATGACTCATAATTTTAATGCACTCACTCTATATATCATACCATAATAAATAGAATTGGCAAGGTATCACTACAAAGAATGGCATATTCTGACTATGAAATAGAAACCAATCCAGAACTGCAAAGAACCGAGATTAATCCTACTGTAAAGAATATCATGTGCAAACGTGATGTGATCTACAAGACTCTTGCAACTGTTGGAGACTTCTATTGTCGCATTTGGTACTATAACGATAATTACGATCCTTCTAGAACCACTGAGGGTACAAAGAGAATCCATATTGTGCCTACTGAGGAATCATTTATAACTGAACATCTAGAAATTAATGAGTGGTTGAACTTAGCAAATGATTATTGGTCTGAGGGCGTAGTATTTGTCAATCCTATTATAAGAAGAAATGGCGTTAAGTTCAATGTCAATGCTGATCTAAAAGATTGTGTAAAATATATGTCAGGTGTGGCATCACACTATGAGGCAGATAAGGATAAGATCATAGCGATTGATCTGGAAGATAACCAAGCGATGTATGATATGAATTACGATCTTACATCATCAAAAGTTTTTTCAGATGTGTCAAATAATTTTTACAGTGATTTCACAAGTGGTCCTGTTGGTAATGGAAGTCTAAGTATAAGTAAGACCACAGAATTTGTTAGTGGCGAAATTAAGTTGAGTCAAATAAACTCCAAGTACAGTGCTGGTAATAGTCTTGGTAATTACTATAGAGGGCAAGGCGTTGCAGATATATCTGATAACAATAATGTTCCTACCAGTGGTGCAATATCATTTGGCGATCTAAGAAGCACTGTAAGTAAACTTACTGCTGATTGTAATGGAAATTGGATGCACTGTCAGGCAAGATATGAAGTATTTGGCAATCAAGAGTGGACTTCAAACATAACTAAACAAATCAATCTTAATGGTAACTTCGGAGGTAACTCTGATCTAAGTCCAGCAGTAAGATTCAATAGTGGTGGTAACGGTAATATCATTGCTTATGTTACCAGTGCATCTGGCAATCCTCGTGTCAGAGGTTACTCTGGAGAAGGTGGAGGTGGCGGAGGCGGTAACGGAAAAGCAGGCGGAAGAGCAATGGTAGTAGAGTCTCCAATATTCATGCCCACTTCACAGAAAGATTCAAGAGTCCGTGGCGCAGGCGGAGGCGGCGGCGGTGGCGGCAATGGCGGTAAAGGTGGCGGTGGTGGTCACGCTGGTGGAAGAAGATGTAGAGGTTGGTTCTGTAATAGTTCTTATCGTGTCTGTTCAAACAATGGAGGAGCAGGCGGTAATGGAGGCGGCGGAGGCCAAGGTGGTAGAGGAGCGGGATATTACTGGAATGGAAACAATGCCTTTATTGATATTCAAACTGCAAGTAGTAGGAATGGTTCAGGCGGCGGTGGCGGTCAAGGAGGAAACAGTAGAGGAGGCGGTACAGGTGGTGCTGGCGGTGGCGGAGGCCAAGGCGGCGCATTTGAATCAAATGGTCAAGGCGGAGGCCAAGGTGGTACAGGAACTCAAGGAGCTGGAGATCAAGAGGGTTGTGGATACCATTCCTCTGGTAGAAATGGGCAAGGAGGCCAAGGTGGCGGAGGTGCTGGAGGTAATAATGGTAAAATTCAGTTTGGTGGTAGCGGTAGTATATCTAATATCTAATCTAAACCATATACTAATTCAGTCTTAGTTCCTTCTGAACTGGCAGTTATTATTGTAGCACCATGAACTGCGGAGGGCAACTGTTCCCATTTAGATATTTCATCTGCCCATGAATCTGGCATCCATAGAAATGTCTTAGCGTTACTGGATATTGATGCTATAGATGAATTATGAGATTCATGTCTCTGCGTATATGTTACCCAATTATCTTGAGCCGTTGTTCCCTCTGGAGCATCTTTAGAAAACTGTGTCGATAAGGCATAACCTAAATTCTTAACTACACCTGTCTCATTGAACTCTATTATTATCTCTATCAAATTATTTTCCTGATCCACCGCCAGTTCATCTACGCAATCAGTTATACCTTTTATATTAATATATGTCTTGGTATTTGATCTAGTGCCAAGATATTTTAATATATCCTCTGATATATTCATATCATTCTTAATTAGTCCTATCCTAATTTTCTTATTGATTCTACTAACATTGGCACTACTAATACTATAGTTCTCTATGTCAGCATCAAATAACTCTAATAGTTCTTTTAAAGATGAAGTATCAGTATTCCCTGTGGCCTCTGTTGCTAATTGACATAATCCTTCTATACTAGGAGCAAACAATGCAGGCGGGTCAAATGACAGTAACTCCTCTATCATCACTCCATCTTTAAAATATAGAAATTTGTACTTGTTCAGATACTTAAACAACACATTATTTCCTATATGTCCATCAAAATACTGATATTGTTCTATGCCTGTTGGTATTTGAAACTTAAATCCATACTTTGTTGTATCTGATTCACTCTTTATTAATCCCATACCTTGATTCATACTAATAGAGAATAAATCAGGATATATCTCTACAATACTCTTTACCGCTTCAATATCCTCTGAATTGAATAGAGTAGGATACTGTCCAGAATTTGATATGTTAGTTAGGTTTTCTATGTCAACCATTCTTTTCCTTTTTCGTAACTGAACCAAGTGATAACTGAGTATCTCTCGCCTTTAGTCACAGGTGTGACTTCATGTTTAAACAAGTGATTACTTGGATATACATGAGCAGAGTTGCCTCCTGAGAGAATATTATATTTTCCCCAAAATGTGATCCAACCGCCTTCATAATCATCATTAATAGTATAAGATGTGGTTACTGAACCAGCATCAGCATCAACATCTACATGAGGAGAAAGATAACCGCCCTCTGGGTATTTACATAACCAGTATCCAGAGTATTTATCGTAGATAGGGTCTTTTGGTAAAGTATCTCCATAGTGTTCATATATGCTAGGCATCAATCTAATGTGTGCCTTATGAATTAGATCAAATATCTCCCCATGTTCGGGTTCTATGAGCATCTGTGACCTATATCCTTTTAGATCATAATATGAACTAGGAGGAGGATTGCCTGGTTCAGGCCAATCTAATCCTTCAACGAGTTCGAGCAATCTTCTATGATCGAGTGTAGGAAGAACATTCCCAGAATGAAGGATATAGTGAAATAATTGATTTGTTTCATTCAGCATTGACATCTACATTGAGAGAAGGAGCAAAGACAAATCCAGATAATGATATTCTAGGGTCATCTTTATACCAACCATTTTTCATTATGGCACTGTGCCACATAAAAGAAGGGTATATAATCATTCTATTGAATTTCATTTGAACATGATGTTGTTCTTCCCATACCTCTTCAATAAGAGTTGTGTCATTATCTATTAGGTCAGTTGCCTTTTCAGAGAAATCATAGATCCATTCTTTAAGATTCCAATACTCTTGGGTTCTTTTAAATGGTTTGTATATGTTCTCTGTATTAGTTAGTCCTGTTGCATTATGGGTGAAAAATGAAGTTCCACCTTCACCTTCCTCATTTAGATATAATACTGTTGCATATATCGCTGGGTCTATGTGTGGTTGTATAGAGATTCTAGGAACTTTCCTATCGCTATACATGGCATTGACTTGATATAATAGTTTTACTGCGTCTGGATCAATGTTTTGAAAGTCTGTACACCTTTGTATCATGTGTCCAGTCAGTTTAGATAGTTCTGCTAGGTCAAGATGTACATTTGATTGATAGCCTGGAAATACCTCGTCTGGATCGCCTTTTCCCAATTCATTATATTGCATAGGAATTTTCTCCACCACCTCACTTATGAAGTCATGTGGATTTGCCAATACATCATCAATGACAATGATCGGGTGGTCTTCTAGTCTGTGAATGTCATATTTTAGTTCATCATTGACTCTATGAGTCTTTCCATCAATAATATTCAAATTCATGTTGTTATAACTCTAGGTTGTATTCAGCAATCATACCAAACATCTTACTCTGTATATGTTCTAGGTAGGATTTATTGACTGGCGGTATGTCTTCAATCTTATCTAGGTATTCGGTGACTGTGTGGTGAAGTATTCTCACCTCTTCAATCCCCATTATTGCTTCGCAATGCCAGTCTCCATCTTGAAACTGCTGGGGTTCGTATCTATCCTCCATTTTTCAGTTCCTCAATCTCATCTTTAAGTTCTTTGACAGCCTCTATGAGTAGAGGTACAAGTTTGTCGTATTGTACTGTCATGTATCCTTTACCTACAGCAGCTGGTTTAACAGCCTCTGGTAACACTTCTTTAACCTGTTGTGCAGATACACCAGCATACCTTGTTTCAGTATCAAATCCTAGTTCACCAGCAGTATCATTGAATGAATATGTAAATCCACTTAACTTACATACCTTAGCAACAGCACCCTCAATCTGTTCTAGACTTGTCTTCAGTCTCATGTCAGATACGAAGGCAGTAACATCTCCAGTAGTATTGAAGTTTCCAGTTTGATTAATGTCAGCAGTGACATCAATTGAATTGTTATTTGCATCTAGTGTCAGAGCCCCTGATGTGGTATCAATCTTGTTACCATTGATTCTTACGTTGTCAGTTCTGAATACACCATTACATACAAGATCATTGTTAAATGTACCTGTGCTAGCGTCACAATCAAAGTCTGATGAAGCAGTAATTGAATTTACAGTCAGTCTAGTTCCATTAAATGTAAGATTAGATGATGATGTAGTGTTGTTGTTAGAACTATTGTAAGGAACTCTATTTGCACCAATAGCAATGTTCGATGCAAGTGTTGAAGTTGCAGCATTACCTGTCATTCCGCCTGGAGGCGCAGTAAATGTACCTGAGACAGTTAGGTTGTTGATACTATTACTACCACCAATAGTCGCATTATTACCTGTGATCGCAGTAGGGAAGGCACCTGTGCCACCTTGGAATAATGTCGCAGTGATAACATTGACCTTTGTACTACCATTGGAGTCTCTGGTCATTACTGACGCACCACTTGTCCAGTTAGTATCTTTGGTTGTCTTACCATCAAGTAAATCAGCGTTCAAGTTTACACACTTGGCAGTAGATGATGTCTTGATAGGTGGAACAGTTGTTGCAGTTGATTCAAACTGGAATGATTTAATCTGTCCAGCAGAACCAGCATCAATAGTCATGTTACCACCATTACCAGCACTCAATGCTGTGATGATACCAACGTTTGCGGTGATCTTAGGAGCACAAAGTCCATCACCACCTGATACCATATTGATTCTCTCTATCGTTGCAGCGAAACCAACAATACAAGTGTAGATACCAGCGTTAGCAAAGATAGTTAATTGTTCTGCCTCATTGCCTGGGTTCTCAGGGTACTTACTACCAATCTGTCTGGTAGTCATAGCATCAGAGTCTACATCATTAGAGAAGTATGCGTCAGGACCTATGAGGTCATCAGTAAATGTGATGTCTGTAGATGTAAGTTGAGCAATGTTCGCAAGTTCAATATCAGCATTACCACCACCAGCAGAGGGAACTGTTAGATTAGTAATAGTTGCGTTTGTGACTGTCTCATTGGCAATCGTAGCACTATTTGTTACTTGTAAGTTAGTAACAATACCTGTAAATACTCTATTCTCATTGACATATTGTGTTGTAACATGAGATAGAGTTGTGATACCAATATCAGCATACAGTCCGTTAGTTACAACACCGACTGTAACGTGTAAGTCCGTAACAATACCAGCCTTTGCATACAACTGAGTTGATGCTTCAAGAATATTAAAGGAGGCATTGTCTGCGTTGACAAATGTACCATTGAATGTACCACCTGTACTCTCAAGGTTTCCAACCTTAAGTGTACCACCAAATGTACTTACACCAGCGTATGTTGATTTCCAAGGACCTTCAAAGTGTATTGCAGCTGCAGGCTTGAAGGTTACATATGTACCAACAACTTCCATGTTGTAAAGTCTGGAAGTACCAGCCTCATGTACCTGTGTATAGTATCCATGATTTTCCCAAGGGATTCCATCATAGGATATACCACCTGTAGTGTTGTATCCCCAGAAATTAGCGTTCTTCTTAATTACTAGAGTATCGTAAGACACACCAGCAAATGACTGGTTGGCAGCAAATGTAACCATACCAGACACAAACAAGTCTTTGATCTTAGCAACACCATTAACTTGAAGAGCGTCATTGAAAGCAAATTCTGGAGTAGAATTTCCAATACCAAGTTGATCTACTTTGTGGAAATCTCTATTTGTCTCCTGTGATATGACACCAAATCTTCTCCACTCTCCCTCTGCAAAGATATGTCCTAAGTATCCACCAGCCGCAGGCACACCAACAAATGATATGTCACCTGATCTTGCAGCAGTTGTAGGAGTAGAGATACCAACTGTGATTACCTTACCCTGTGGGGCATCTCCTCTAAGTGAGAAGTTTACAGTCTCGATACCATCTGTAGATGTATTTGTTAATTTCTCAGTAAAGTTAACAGGACCATAGAATTGTGATGTTCTATTGTTGTTGTCTCCACCCTCAACTGTAAGTGATTCTCTAATCAATACTTCATCAAATACACCTGATGCTCTCTTGATTGTCTCCGCCTCAGCATCGTCACCAACATAGGTGAACACTGGAGCCTCAAGAACTTCTTCTTCACCAGTAATAGATGATAGTTTCTTATATCCTGTGAAGAAGTCTCCAGAGTCGTTCATACCAGTATAAACAACTGTACCACCATCTAGTTCTTTCTTCTGTGCAGTCAGTGATTCAGTATCAGATAGAACTCTGTCCTGTTTCTGTGGTAATGATGTGGAGTAGTTTCCTGATCCATAACCAAGATATTCAAACGTATGACCAGAGGCACGAAGGATCGAAGGTCTGCGTAATTCCATAGGAAGAACCTTGACCTTCTTAATCGTAGTTCCTGTGATTGCAGGCGATGCTAGAGTACCAAACTGACCTCTAAGAATGTTATTAATGTTATCAGAGGTGAATCTTACAATTTCACCGTTGATTATACAGTAATCTCCTCTTTTAAATCCATCAGTAGATGAAAGAGTGATATTTGTATCAGTAGATGTTAATGGGGCATTAATTGTGGTAGATATACCAGTGTAGAAATATGAACCTCTACCAGCCAAATTATTTTCACCAGCACTCAATGACTTACCATTGGCAGATATACCATTACCAAATAGTCTAGTATTGGTTGTTAGGTATGATGTATCAATACCAGCAGTGATGATACCAACATTGAAAGTAATACTTCTAAGCGGTAGATCTTCCTCTACACCATCAACTACAAGTGTTCTATCATCAAAGAGTGGGTTCTTAGTTCCTTGAATTACGAAACCATTTCCAGCCACAAGAGAGTGGTTTGCGTCCGTTCTAATTGTAGTGAGTCCAGTTGCAGCTGTTACATCAATATAAGTTACACCAACACCAATGTTTGCTAAATGATATGTTGGAACTCTTCTATCATCTCTATCTTTGAAGTATGGTTCAAGATTCCTAGCAGTTCCTATCTCAACTGAAATAGATTTAGATGTAGGAACATCTACAATCTTAAATGTACCGTTAAGTTTTGGATCTTCAAAACCAGTTAAGTTAAGACCATCGCCAATATTATTGAATATTGATGTGACTGATACCACACCAGCCTGTGAAGGTGCTCCAGCAGGGAATGATGATACTGTCATGGTGTTACCTATACCATAACCACAACCACCATCAATTAAGTCAACATCTGTAATAGTACCAGCAGCAGATACAGTAATCTTAGCAGCGGCATTTCTACCAATCAGTGCATTATTTTCCAGATCCGCAGCGTATATAACTGTTGCAATTCCTGATCCATTGTTGTATCCAGCGCCAGGAGTTATAAGTGATACTGACTTGACTTGGTTGAAGTTATGTTCAACATCAGTGAACAAGGTAACAGTAGTACTACCAGTACCAGTGATGACCGCACCAGTAGCAGCAAAACCAACTGACTGTCCTTGCATGAAGTAACCAAGAGATTCTTTGGTGATTGATTTCTTCTTGTCATTTGTTACAACATCACCAATAATCTTAGCACTAGCGTGAGTGATTGCTGGTTCTGGATCTGAGTCGTAGTTATCTCTATCCTGTTGTGGATATAGGTTTCTTACGTCCTGTGAGAAGGACTTCATTGATACACCAAAACCTAGATCCTTGTCTAGTGGTATTGATGAACATACTAAGATGACATTGTAAACACCATCTTGTCCAGATGTGCCAGGCACATGAGGTCTGTTTTCTTGAACTCTGTAAACTGCAAAACTATCTACAGCCTTTGATCTCTGAACTGTTGGAAGTGCTTCAATCTGTTGTTGTGTAGTTCTCTGGTTGACTTGGTTTAGGAATAAGCCTGGATCTGTGGTAATACCAGCTACAGTAAATTGTTTTGTGCTTAGAACATCTGTAATTGGGTGTTCACCATTATATCCTAGTTTTTGTACTGATGTACTATTGTTTACGGAAGATACGTTTCTGATAGTTACAGTATCTCCTTTTACTAACCTATGTGGTTCTTCTGTAGTAAAGGTAAGAGTATTGGCGTTATATGTGGCGTTCTTAATAATCTTGACGTTCTTAAGTTGAGTTGGGTTACTCAAGTCTGCACTCAAGAATGATGCACTACCAACACCAACTGTCTTAGATTCCTGTAGAATGAAACCAGGCTTAGGAGCACGAGCATTGGTGTGTTCTTTTGGTATAACATATCTTGCTCTGTAAACTCTATCAAGTAGCGATCTGTTGTCTACTCTTCTCTTTAAGAATGTTGTACCTGTTTCTTCTCCAATAATACTGACACCAATAGTGTTGATGGCAGGGAATATTGTGTTGAATGTTGTGCTTGGAGACGCAATTAGATACCAACCACCAACTGTGTTTGCAACATTATTGATAGTATAAGTTGTTTCATCATACTGCATTGGGTGGCCTGGGTCGCCAGGATTCTTGTCCGATACAGTAGATCTGACAGTTAGTTTACCACCACCATTTGATATACCAGTAATCGGTCTACGAGCAACAGCATCGTTAAATGTAGATGCCAACTGTATTCTATCTGCAGCAAGTGTACCACCAGATATGGCAAAATATATCTTGTCGTTTATAATACCAGCAGGAGTTTCACCAGTATTACTGAATACCCTTACTTTCTCTCCGTTTACTAATTGATGATTAGTCTTAAAGGTGAGTACGTTTGAAATAATATTGTTTACACCAGAATTTCTAATAACTTCATACTGTTTTACTGATGATGTTCCAATACCACTTGGAACTTGCATGAAGATAGGTGACTCGTAGGTTTCCTGTACAGCCTGACCAGATAAAGTATTAACCAAACTTAGGAATAACTTATCGCCTTTTCTTGCACCAACCTTAAATGAGTCAATCTCATGTGGAGGTACGATTTCCTCATTATCATATCCAAAGAGATATAGTCTATCAGTAACACCAACACCGATAGTCTTTCTAGTATCAATAGTCAACCAAGATACTGTAGAGTCCTCTCTTACAATCTCTCTTGGTGGTATGATGTGTGTAATATAACCTACATCATCTCTATCAAATGCTTCTGGACGGAAACCTGTAGCCTCAAGAGCAGTCTGTCCAAAGTTAGAGTTAGAGTTGGTGATAGATGCGTCACCGCCTCGTTCTGCATGGAAGTGTCTAGCATATGCAATAGCGAAAACAGACACCAACTGGATAACAGAATTATTCCTAGTCCTCATG